TGACACCAATTATTCTGAATTAATTTGTATCTTTCAAGTTGTTCTATTGCAGTTTCTAAATTAACTTCTTTTTCGCCTTCTTTATCAAACTCCACATCTTCATACTTAATGGGGAAAGTGGCAAGCACACCCTCAGGATCAGTAGGGTGATCAAATACATTATAATTAGCACCACGGAGAATATTAATAAGAGGGTCATGCTTAGAGAAGTTAACATTGTTGAAAATGTATTTACCAAGAGGCTTATGCACACCTTCAGTAGTGTCCATAATTTTTGATAATGTTCCGCTGGGTTTGACAGTTGTAACATTTTTTGGTCTGGGTAAATCCAGTTCATCAGCCATACGGTATGCAGCTGACGTTGCGACTCTTTGCATTTGTTTGTAGTCATAAGCTCCTAAATTCCTCCTTCTTGCTATGCCAGTTAATCCCACACCACATAAGTGTAGGAACTGATTATTCAAGTGCCATGCTTCTTGTAAAACTCCATCATTTAAATCAACACAAGTTTGACGATAATTTGCTCTAGCGATCAATTTTAATGCACGAATTAATCCTGCTTGATCTCCTACAAATTTTCCTAAGTCAATTTCTGTTAAATTACAAAATGTTTTGTTTCCTAATAATATTTCAGCACATGGATTAACTCCTTTAAACCAAGGAGCTCTTTCTAATGCTGCTACACCATTAATGAAGCCCGGTTCTGATCCTCCTGAATCAGCCATTAATTGAAATATATGTTCTAATTCTTCTCTTTTTGGTTTAAATCTAAAGAGTAAAGAATTATTACTTTGTTGTCTTTGTTCATTTCCTGTTACCCACCAGTCTTTTTTTGCTACTGCAAAATCTTCCCATTCGGGTTCTCCGTAATCAAATAGTGCGATTTCAGCACTTCTACGAGAGGAAAGAACGGTTCCTAACCAATTTATTATATCTAGTATGTCTATTTTTCTGAGAAGGTTTCCTGATCTTAAGTTTAATATTTTTGCTATTTCAAGGTATGCTCTACCAATAGCTTCGCTCCCAGAGGAAATCCAACCATATCCTTTAAGTCTTTCACCAGCAGGTCTAATTTCAGAAAAATCCAAAATTAATCTTTTCGCAGGATACTTACCAGCTAATAGTTTTCCTACGCTTCTTGCCCACGCTTCTGCGGAGTCACCAACAGTGATTGTCCATATTTTAGTGTCTGGATCCCAAGTTTCTATATTATCCTCTAATCCACCTTTTCCTGTTCTTGTTGTATGTACAACTTGTATATCTTCTATTGGTTTATAAAATCCATTAAGAGTTCCAGTAATAGGTTTAAAACCTACTCCGCAACCCTGTAATAGTAACCATAAAACATCTACTATGTCATATACTGTCTCTACTATTGTAAAGGAACAGTTAAACATAGAACTCTCTCGCCTACGAGATATTTCAGTATCTCCTAGCCATAATGTTCTACCTGCCATTGCGGCTTTTCTATCTATTAATAATTGCTGAAGTTCCACCAATTCATTCCATTCTTCATCAGTTAGTCGAGTTTCTCCTTTTGCTCTTTCCCATAACCATTTCTGGTGGGCTATTACTCGTCCTATTGTCTGTTCCCATGTCTCGAATTCAGTACCCTCTTTATTCAGAGGTCTGTTGTATGTTCTTCTAGTAATTACTTGTGCTCTTGTACTTGCCATTAATTACTCCCGTTCAAGTGTTTTTCTAGTTTTAAGGATAAATCCTCTAAGTTAATATTTGATTCTATTAGAGCTTGTTCAGCATAGCTTTCTAAATCCATTAGTTCTGCATTTAATAAGAGTCTATCCGCATTTTCGTTTAGTTCCTGCATAAATTTATATTTACTCTCTATTGGGCATGCATTATATATGTCAAATAAATCACCATACTGCTCTATAAGTTGTTCTGCTCTTTTTGGTCCGATACCTTTAATTCCCGGTATATTATCTCCTGCATCTCCTGCTAAGCATTTGAATGTAAGAAACATATCCCTATCAAAATTATAATGTTCATCCCAGTTTTGTACTGTAACCTCTTTACGAGTTACAGTTGAAAAACGAGAAACATCCTCATCTATGAGTAAATCCCAATCTTTATCTGAAGATATTAACCAAGTTTCACCTACTCCGTATTGTTTTCGTTTTCCTACTATCCAAGCTGCTAAGTCATCTGCTTCGAGACCTCTCTGCTTGACTATTAAATGACCTTTATTTTGTAATCTTTTAAAGGCATTTGCAAATTCTGCTAAGAATTGTTCAAATTCTTTCTTTTCATTCTCTGTCTGGTCTTTATATCTATCCTTACGATTTGCTTTGTAATCGGGATAGATGTTTTTTCTGTATGTACTTCCACCATCTGCGAGTACTATAATTTTTCCACAGTTATATGACTTAGCAAGACTCTCTACTGTTCTCACATAATCATTTGTATAGTAAGGCACTCTTTTATATCGCCACCTAAATGCAACATTTAAACCATCTACTATTAGAAGGTTTTTATTATCTTCTAATTTACCTACATCTGTAAACTTCATAATAATCTCGCTAGAGCTACTACGCAAGATACTATTCCTATGCCTAATACTAGAAATACCCACTTTATATGGAACTTAGTATACATTATTTTATTATATAAATCTTTCATTCTAATCTCGATATGTTATCTTTTTTAATTACATCTATTTTAGCTAATAACGGATGTGTCCAGCCATGTGATACAATGTATGTGTTTAAACTCTCTTGTAATAGAATCTCTACTAGCTTTTCCCTACCCTGATCGTCAAGCACAGCTATAACTTCGTCAAGGAAAAGTGTGTTAATTCTACTACTAGAAATACTACTCATTAATTTGCGTATTGCTAAAAGAGTAGATGTATTAACTCTCGCTAGTTCTCCACTAGAAAGGGCTAAGATATCTACTATCTTACTATTGTCTGTGATTTCCACATTAAGTTTATCGTTTGTTACAACGAATCCCAAACTGAACCTACCATCTGAAAGTTCCGCGAGGTATTCATTTGTAAGTTCTTCGAGGTCTTTTACAAGGTTCTCGATTTTATAAGCGAGAAGTCCGTTTGTACTAAAGGCTTTCTTCAAGATTTCGAGATGTGTTGCTTTCTCCTCAGCTTTACCCAAAACCGCGACAATTTCTTCAAGTTCATCCTCCATCTGTTGACTTTGTTCTTGAATTATCGAAACACGAGTATTGTGGCGTTCACGCCTCATGTTCTCATTTGATACTTTTTCAATATCTTCACGTATTCTGGATATCTTTGAAGAGAGTTCGTCGATTTGGTATGAGATGTTATCTGCGTCCAAAATTGTGGAAGGTAAAGAACTTTCCCAAAGGCGAACAACTTCTTCAAACTCGTTCTGCAGGCGATCTTTTTTTATAACTTTCGCATTATTAAAACGAGCTTTCTCCATCTCTTTTATTAATTGACTTTTATGGTTTTCGTTCGTCTTCTGTATAAGTTCATAATTTGATCGAAGTGATTTCATCATATCCTTATTTATGGATTGTTCACAAGTCGGACAATGTTGTTTTAATTTCGAGAGTTTATCTAAATGTTCTTCAGCATAGAGCAAGTTGGCATTGAAAGTGCCAAGTGTCTCCGATTTAGCGTCAAGATCAATAGCCTCACCTACATATAGTCTGTCAAGGTCTTCATCTAGACGATCTATTGACTCTTTATAAAAATTATTATCTACAATTTTTTTGTTTTTCTCAGAGATTTTTTCAAAATCACTTCGTAAACGCTGTAATTCTTCTTCGTCTTCTTCTGAATATTTTGGTAGATTTTTTATCTCTAGTATCTCTATAGTCTCTAATTTATTTTTATCTAACCAGTTTACTATTGTATCAACCCTTCCATTTAGTTTATTAACTTCTAATTGAATATCTCGTGCTGCTGCTTTAAATATTTCAAAAAACTCTACATATTCTTCCATCTTGAGAAGTTCAATCAAGAACTTCTTACGATTTGTGTCTGTAGCAGTTAGAAACTGTAAACTCATATTTGTATTTTGATACACAAGTTGAGTAAAAGTTTTAAAATCAAGTCCAAGTAGATTTTGTACTGTTTTATACGTATTAGTTGCTGTATGAGAAGAAATATCCTTCCCATTCTCATATAACTTACACTTTATCCCAGCCTTTCTAATAATATCTATTTCGTAATCGTTGGCATCTACTGTAAATGTAAGATTAATATGATAACCTTTATTTATAAAACGGTTCTGTATCTCTTGTTTCTTAATACCTTTTGAATTTTTATTAAATAAAACTTCCTCCAGTATCAAAGGTATACTAGATTTTCCTTGTCCGTTAGTACCGACAAGTTGAGTGAGATTTACTTCATCTAATTGAAGGGTATTCCCTTCTCCATAACTGAAACAATTATCCCATTGTAGCGTTTTTAGAGTGATCATTAAATACTGCCATTATATTTTTTATCTTATCATCAGTCAAACTAAGAATGGCACTTAAATACTCTACTAATTCTTCATCAATAGTCATATTCTTTAAATTAAGTGTCGCTTCTGTACTTCGTTTTACTACTTTCTTATCTAATAGTTCTGAGTTCTTAACTGTTGCTAAATCTGCTACATCTCCTTCTATCTCATAGATCGTATGATGATAGTCAGTTGCAATCATTTCGTCCTCAGAACCTATTGTTTTTCTAAGTAGTTGTGGAAGTTCAAATTCCTGCCATTCCCAATAGTTTGGGTTTAAAATTTGTATATATCCTGTTTTAACTATTTCTCTATGAAAAGAAGTAGTCATTGGGCTGCCTGGATAGATTATATTTCCTTGTGTATTAGAATGACTATGTAAGTCACCTGCGAATACATTAGGGAAAGGTAAGAACCTATCCAGATCAACCTCTGGGGTTACGTGTGGTTTTATTTCACCCCGTACGTGCGTAAAAAGAAGCTTTTCTGGGTTACATGCCTCTATTGATCCTTTCTTGTGTAAATCACAATAAGGTAGAATTGTACCCCATTCAAATTCTGTGGTCTTATCTACTATTGTAACAAGATCATTCACATTTTGAGTAGCTCTTTTTAAGTTTGAAAAGAATGTTTTATTCTTTTTAGTCGCTTCGTGGTTTCCATCAAATATATATGTTGGAATACTAACATCTTTGATGAAGTCAAAATAAAGAGTAAGTTCATCCATTGTAGGAACTCTATCAAATAGATCTCCTCCAATGATATGCATTTCTGCATACTTCTCTATCTTTCTAATTTCTTCAAAGAATAGTTCAAAGCGAGAACAAGCCCACGGCAAGGGCACATTCTTCTGACCTAACTTTAAATGCCAGTCTGCCGTAAATAGAATCATGATATATTAAATTCTTTACTTACTTCTTCAGGAGCTTCTGCACCAGAAGGTTGAGTTATTCGTTGAAGTAACTCAAGTTGAGCATCAGGAGTAGGTCTTGGAAGGACGTCATCCATTGAACGAAGTTCTTCTGTAGCTGCGACTTCAGTTTCGCTTAATGCTCTATTTTTGCATTTTAATGCTTGAAGTCTATATTCAACATTAAAAGCCATTGGTCCAGTCTTAACTCTTTGGAAATAGATGTCCCAACCAGTTTCTGCATCAGTAGGATCTCCTAGATCTTCAGCTGCTACCATGATTTGTTCCATTAATTTTTTCTTGAGGTTTAGTACTTTGACTTTACCATCGTTAGGGTCTATACATTGAATTGCATATGCCCAACCACATTTAATCTCAGGGAAGAAATCACGAACGTAATCTTTTTCCATATTATTAAATGTTTCAGTTTCTCTATCAAAAGCGAGGCATTCCATAGGAATGTTTTTTCCGTTTTCGCCTTTAACCCAATATACATATCTTGGTAGTAGATCACCTACCATACGTATAATATTGTCACCCTCTTTATAGGTGTATTGATCTATTTTATTTTTTACTGCACTTCCTTGTGCTTGATTAAATTTTATAGCCATTTTATTTCTCTGTTATTTTAGCGTCTTATTCATATTTAAAGTGTACCATCCCGTCTTTAAAATGAAGAAGTCTGTTGTTTTCAAATATTTCTGCCAACATAGGCAGATTAATTAGAGGAAGATTGGTTTCCCCGTTTTCTTTATAGTCATTATAGTTTCGATAAGAAGCCACTCCGACATACTCGGCAATTTCTTGATTAGAGTAGTTAGCTCGCTTTCTTAGTAATTCTTCTGGATTTAATAGGTAACTAAACCCTTCGAAGGTTTGACCATAATATTTATAACTAGGATCTTTAAAGTTATAAGGAACTCTAGGATAGGTCAACATATGAACTATTAGAATAATCGAACCTGCGTCCGCTTCCGTTATTTCTAAAATCTTTTCCCAATTATATTTTATCATTATATTATATCAAATTTTTAAACTTTTGTCAAGTAGTATTTTTTGGAGGTCATTATAGGGTTGATACTTCATACCCTTGTTTAATGTAATAGCCAAGTCGTGCATTAGCCTGTCGTCTTGCAGTATTTCCTTTTAGATTAATATCTACTACAGTGGGTTGCATTTTTCCTTCATAATTACGAACAATTCTTCCAATTAACTGTGTAAGTAATGGCTCGTTATTTACAGGCGTACCAAGAACTAAACAGCTAAGAACATCTAAAGAAATGCCTTCTGAGAAAATACTTTGTGTCCCATACAGTATGTTTTTATCTTTAAATATTTGATTAATTATGTCTGGTCTTTCTTCGTGAGGGATTGCTCCTGTTACACAAACTGCATCGTCACCAGTTAGTCTGGCACAACTTTTTAAGAAGTCCACTCTATCAGATACTACCAATACTTTATGACCACGTGCTGCATATGCACTAGCAGTTAAAGCCACAGAGTTTTGATACTCTGGGTCATAAGCCAACTCGTTCACTCTATTAGCCCAAGGAATTGATGATCCATCCATAAAACGAATATCCAGTTTTAGGACATCAATTTTTGGTATCATAAAGTTTTCTTTTGGTGGTCTTAAGACATTATCCCCAAAATAATCTCTAAAAACTACATGTCTACCGTCTTTTCTTTCTAAAGTACCTGTTAAACCTATTTTATATCTAGCTGCATTTTTATCTATAATTTTTGAAAAGGTTGGACTACTAACGTGATGCATCTCATCTAATATAACTGTGCCAAACTTACTTCTAATTTCTGGCAATCTTCTGTATAGTGTTTGAATATTCCCTACTACTATTGAAGGCTCTATTTCAAATTTACCACTACCTATCACCCCCGGTTTAAAATTATAAACTTTCTTTACTTCATCTTCCCATTGTTTTCTTAGTGGTAAAGTATGTGTAACAATTAATGTTTTTTGTCCTAATTTTCCAGCTATTGCTAGTCCTGTAAAGGTCTTTCCCCAACTTACCCAAGCGTTAATTATAGAATTATCATTAACTTCGTCAAATACTTGTTGTTGGCTTGGTCGTAAAGTAAGTTTAAACTCTGGGAAATCTACAGGTTTCATTGTTCTTTTGTCTGTTATTTCATAATCTTCGGGTATTAAATCCATTCTCCCTACTGGAATTGCTACTAACGTGCCTCTTATCCTTGCCATATTTTTAATTACTATAGGAGGATCTCCAAACTTATATGATGGTATAGCATATGTTAATTCCTTATCTACCTTAGTCAAAGTTTTTAGATCTAAGTCCATATAAATTCTATCGCTTATTATTGCTTTTCTTTTTCTATCCATGATACCACTGTACTAAAGAGTATCTTACTCCTGATACTACAGGACTCACTCTATGATATAAATTAGAGGGGAATATTACTACGGTTCCTTGTGCTTTTTCAATAGGTTCTATATTGTCAAAAATTAATTCTCCTCCTTCATATTTAGAAGGATTAGAAAGCTGAATACTAACACTCAGTGTCCTTTTATTATCTTTATTAGCATCTTTATGTCTTCCATAATAATCCCCTATATTATAAACAGCAAATTGTAAATCCTCCGCTTCTACTATATCATCATCATAGTTTGCAAAAACTAATTGATGAATAAAGCTTTTAAGAAAGGCATTATCTATAAAAGCTATTCTTGTAGAGCGCCCTTTAGATTTTTTATTCTTTTTACCTACTCCTGCATCTATTTGTTTATAAGTTAAACCTTCTGTAATTATTGATTCACAAGCATTTTTAGGTATAATTTCTTTAAATACTTTAATCATGTTGTCCAAGCCATTATAGCTATATATGTTAAAATATGTACTAATTGATCAGCACCTGTGATAGCTCGTCTAGTTGCCTTACTTATTCCTTTTCTTTTATAAAGAAGTTTAGTTTTGAAATAATCTTGATGATAATGAATAAACGCATCAAACAAAGTTGCTAGAATTACTACTTTAATAGGTAGAAACCATACTAGTGCTATCAAACACCAAAACATGTGCATAGATATATGCTCTAAACTACCTCTTGATCCGTATATATCCTTACGAACAGGTACAGTCCATACAGGATTAAATATATAATCCGCTAAATAATGCTTTATTGCTAAAGCTGTCATTATCACTTCCATTAGTCCCAATATACCAATAAGAATACTAATCCTGCGAAACCTATCATAGTTCCCAAGAACACTAAATTATTAAATGTCATCATACCTTTCTCCAAGTATCTTTTTTCTTTTTTTCTGATAGGTCAAATAAAACCCATGGGATATTATTTTGATAAAGAACCCCCGCCCAAGAAGCATTCTCGGGCAGCGGCCTTTTGAGGGGGAAGGGGAAAGGGCAATCTTTAATCCATAACATACTTGCTATGTTTTTCTTTTCCACCCTCAGAATTTTATGATATTTTAAAGGTACTGTTGTTGTTTTATGTTTTTCTACAAAATAACCTTTACTGTCTATATAATACTTGCCCTGATGTTTTATCATTTCTGCTTCATCTTGTATCATATATTTTAAAGGATAAATACTTTTCATAGGACTTTGTAATCTTCTTTTGCCTAAGGTATCTCCTTTCATATTACGATCATCTAATACTTGATTATCTATCCATAATATACCATCTATTAATTCGATATTATCGGTATGGACAACAAATACTGGAAAATTAATATCATTATAATTCATATTTCTTTTCAAACTTTCCAAATGAGTAGTCATCTCCTATGTCGAAATCACAACCAACTGGACTGCCGGGGATACTTATACCCCTATCTTCTTGTACGCACTCTCTTATTATTACACTATAGGCATCTATTGCATCTTCTTCCACTTCTGCTAAAATTGAATCATGTACTAGTGCAAATATATCTGCTTTAAAAGGTAAGTCTTTTAATTTATTGTGTGCATCTATAGCACCTAGTAAATTAATGTCTGAAGCAATAGATTGTACTAAAAAGTTTAATCCTGATCTAACTTCATGACTAGCTATACCTCTATTATCAGAGTTTACATTTGGTAATCTTCTCTTTCTGCCAAAGTGAGAGTATATAAACCCATTATCTCTTATAAATTTTGATGATCTATCAATCCATAATCTTAATTTACTGAATTGATTAAAGTAATCATCAATAACTTCTTGTGCTTCTGTCTTACTAAAATATTTACCACTATCTTTAGTAACTTGTTCAGATATCTTTTTAGCGCCTGCACCATACATAATTCCAAATGTAACAGCTTTTGCGGCTTGTCTTTCCGTAGGATAATAATCTACTACTTTATCTACTTCACAATCTAAGTTATATACTAGTTTAGCAATACTACTATGAAAGTTTCCACCCTCTTTAAAGATATTCATTAGATTTTCGTCTTTTGAAAGCACAGCTGCAACATATACTTCTGCAGTAGTTAAATCCATAGCAACAATTTTATTACCTGGCTTTGCTCTTATGCAACCTTTAACAATAGGATTGTCTCTAGGAATTTGTTGCATATTCATTTTACCACTAGAAGACAGCCTTCCAGATGTTGTACTATGAATATTAAATCCTGTTCTTAACCTATCATCTCTATCGAGCTGTGGAAGAATCTTATCTAAGTAAGTATTTTTAATTTTTGATTTCTTTCTAATAGCAAGAATATGGTTAGGTATCTCATGCTTTTCTGCTAAGAGTCCTAATACTTCTGCATTGGTAGAGTGTGCTCCTGTACCTGTTTTTATTCCTGTAGGTTTTAATCCTACGAAATCAAACAATAATTCTCTTAATTGAACTGTACTATTTGGATTAAATTCTTTTTGTTTTATTCTTTCAAAAGTTTTAACACTATCAAATTCATATAACTGTCTTACTGCTTCATCAATATCTTCTTGCATTAATAAGGCACTTTTTGATAGTCTTTCTCTATCAAACGGAACTCCAACATCTTGAACATCTGTAAGAAACCTACAAGCAGGTAACAATATAGTTTCATATACACTTGTTAATTTTTTATTTCTTTGTACTGCTGGGTATAATTTAGAAAATACTAATAGAGTTACTACTGCATCCATAGCTGCGTATATCTTCATTACATCAAAAGGTATAGCATCCCAACTAAAGTTTGCTTTTAATATTCTATTTGCTTTTCTATATCCATCTATCCAGTCATGCATTGGTTGCTCATAGTCCCCATAAGGAGTATATCTCATAGCAAGTTGTTTTAATCCATGCGTGCCTGGTTGTTCTTCTAAGCAATAGTGCAATAACATAGTATCTTCAAATCTTGGAAATTTAAAACCAAAATGATACTCTAACATTGCTAAGTCAAACTTAGCATTATGAAATACTGCTATCTTCTTATCAAACAAGTCTTGAAATAATTTTTCTTCTTCCTCGTCTATAATACTTGTATCTATATAAGCTCCATGATCTTTTTCATATGACACACTTATACCTAGAATATAACCGTCTCTTGGGTATAGTCCAGTTGTTTCTGTATCAACAGCCACATACTTATTTGGGTGTTTTATTGCATCTTTTAAGAACTTACGTAGTGTTTTACTGTCAGTTATACCATAACATTTGTCTGAATCAAGGGTTTCTGTCTTTAATTCACCACTTATATACTTAAGAATATTACTTTTACTTTCTTCCCATAGAGGTCTTGCCTCTGGTTTAAAAGCTAACATAGCAGGATTTATTGCGGGTAGATACTTGTCATCTATACATCTACCACTATATTCTGTTATAGAATTCATTTTAGTATAATACTTTAATGCTTCCGATCCTATTAAAATTATCCAGTCGTAATCATCAATGTTTATTTCGATATCGACATCTGCTTTTAATATTTTTTTCTTTGTTCCATCTGAGCATAGAGCATATCTATCATACTCAAATGCTCCATCAAATCGACCAGTATAATCTGTTCGACTTGGTTTTGTTTCTATTAATGCTATCTTAGCCATATAACCTTTCCCTCAATTTTGTAATTTGTTCCCCTGCTAAACTGCCGGGATCAATATTTTGCCCTAAATTAATATTACGAGTTACGAAACCCGTCCTTTCTGCAAGCACTCTTACGTCCTCTGCAGCTCTTTGACCGGGATCATCCCCATCAAAAATTATATCTATTCCCATAATGTCTTGCATTTTAAGAATAGATAGTTTATCTTGATCTACGTTGTTTGTTCCAAAACAACATATTACATTAGATAAACCCTTGTCGAAGAGATTTATCATATCAAAAATCCCCTCGACAAGGATTACCCTGCCCTTTATTGGTTTAACCTTAGAAGGATACAGGGGAAGTTTTGCTTGTGGTGGATAGATCATGTACTTCATTTTTTCACTAAGTGTCATGTGTCTTCCATTAAAAGCTACTACCTTCCCTGTAATATCACGAATAGGAAATACTACTCTCCCCACAAATTGTGTTTCGTGATGTAAAAAGGCATCAAAATGTTTATAAGTATCGGGTCTTATTTCTCTCCAATTTCCAATATAAGGCGTATGACCTTTTGGAAAAGGGAGTCCTACACTTGATGATCTTTTTTCCTCTATAGCATCTACTAGTTTTTGTCTTTTTATATCAAGAAAGTTTGAGGGTGCTCCAAAAGTTTTAAATATATTTCCTTTGAAACCACAGGAAAAACAATTAAAAATTCCTGTTATATTATCAATCCTCATACTAGGGTTTCTATCTTCATGTTCTGGGTTGATACATTTTACCAAATAATCCCTACCAGAAGATTTAAACTCTATTTTTCTTTCCTGCAATAAGTCAACTACTTTCATTTAAGCATTCCTACTAGAGCTATCACTATCGCTATCCATATTAGATAACCTACTACTTCTATCATGTTCCCACTCCAGTTTTTCTCCTAAGTCTTCAAATTCAGTCATCTTAGTTCCACTCCCGTCAACCTCATGAGCATAGTATAGACTTTTAAATACTAACTCTTGAAGTTGAAACCAAATGGCTATTGCTTTGCTTCTAAATTCTTCGTCTCCCCAGAGATAAAAAATATTATGGTAATCTTCTAAAAACCTGTGTACTATTATTTGTGTATTATAGTTTTTATCGATATTTTCTTTTATGTGTAATACAGCTCTTATTCTTTGGCTACCAGCTAGAGGGTACCACTCTGCCATACAAAGAAAAGGATTTAACATACCTTCTTTTAATATACTATCAACCAAGGGTTGATTAACAGGTACATTCTTTATATTATTTATAACTTGTGGTTGATCAAACATAAAATTAGTGTCTGTATTCACTACTTCAAAAGGAGGAACTCCTACTAGTTTTGCAGATTTTTTACCTATTCTATCGCTCGCCATTTCTCTACCTCTCTTAAATAAGATCCAATATAATTTAATAACTCATGTAAACTAAGCACTATAGCTTCCCTTCGTCTACACCATATTTATCTATTAGATGTTGTATTGATGCTAGATCTTCTGCTAGCGCAGTAGTCCAGCCGCTAACTCGTTTAATACCAGCCCACCAAGGAACCCAAAACCCTTCTTGCCATTCCATAGGAATCCAATAATCAATAGTATAAGCATGACCTAATCTTTTTTCATGGTTTCCTAGATCTTTTGTTATTTTTCCTGCGTGTCCTCCTCTGATATCGGGTCGATTTTGGCAAAACCAAACCCATTCTCCAACCTCAAATTCATACTTTACACATTCATCTGGTACTATAAATTCTTGACCTTCTGCAACACGGGTTGGAACTCCTATTTTATCTAAGTTTCCTTTGATAAAGGCGGGAGACCTAAATAAATATTTAGCTATATCTGTAACAGCTTGTCCATCAAGATACATTTCAATCATTTCTTTTAATTCATCACTAGATGCAGGTTTGCCTCTATTTTTAGACATTCTTGCTTTGCGATACCTTTGAGTGTCTCTAAAATCTTCTATAATTCTAGAAAGTCTTGTTGTATTATAACTAATATTTAACATCTCGCAAGCATCTTTCTTAGTTATAGGACTATCTCCTTCTAGAGCTGCGATAACTCTTTTTATATTAGTGTCATCTAACTTTTCGTGCTTTTTCTTTTTGATTGCCATTATATCGCCTCGTGTATTTCTTCCCCAGTTGCCATATTACTTTTTATGTCTTCTTTCTCCTTAGGATTTAAAGTAGACTCTGGACCAATCTTCAATGTATCCCAGTCCATCACACTTGTAAATCCTTCCATTCTAGCAGATCGCATTTTTGTACAATTAAAGGTTATACAATTATCGTCTTGTTCCCAAGTTTCTATTGTAAATGCGGCATCTGCAGCATCAAGAATACCTTTTGCAAATCTTGCTTCACCTGTATTATCGGTTTGATAAGGAGAGAATACAGGTACTTCATATTCTTGTGCTATGCTTTTTAAAGTTTTGCTAACTTCTATTTGTTCTGTCCAGTCATATTGACCAGTTCTACTAGGTGCATTGTGGCGTCGTACTTGATTTAGATAATCCACTATGATAACTCCTACGTTTGTCTGACTTAATTTACTTTCAAGTTCTGTACGAATCCTTGATAAACTAAGTTGCGGATCATAAACCACATCTAGTTGTCTGTCTCTAGTGAGCTTTCTTTTTGTTAGTTTAGTATGTAAACTATCAAAATCTCTATTTTTATAATAGTCTGGTAGTAGTTCTTTTCCGTCTTCAAAACGACTTGCCCACCATTCTGCTACTTTATTCCATTCTGATTCGGCAAGATTTCTAGTAAGTAATCTTGACACAGGAACTTTAGTCCCTACAGAACACATTCTTTGCAGAATAGCCCGACTGTCCATTTCTATTGTAAAATAGATAGAACTTCTACCTTGATCGTAAACATTACTTGCTATATTAACACAAGTAAATGTTTTACCTGCTCCTCTACGACCACCTACAAGCACCAGATCTCTGGGAGAGAATTTTAATTGCTGATCATAATCATGATTTAAACCAAGAGGTAGATATTTTTTAATTTCGTCCTCTGATTCAAATAGATTTATTACTTGCATATCTTCTTCAGGTGCTTTGAGATCCACCCTATCACCTATATCCAACACTATTTGTTGGAGTGCTTCTACATTTTCTTCTGCTTGTGATATTGCTACTGTCTTATCTATAAAAGTATCGAGCTCATCTAATATTTCTATTTGTGCATACTCGTTTTTTAAATATTCTAATAATATCCAAGCATCGACATCAACATCAACAGCTTCTATAGCAAAAACCTTTTCCTGAAGCTTTCTATCCCTTATAGAGAGTTTTAAGTCCTCAAAGGTTGGTAGCTTTGTAAAATTTTTGACATGAGTAAGCATTACACGATATAAGGTTTGATACTCATTTGGTAAATAGTTCTCCCTCAGGTTACCCCAAGTATCAAAATCTTCCTGTGTAATTATTTGCTTCAGTAATGCAGATGTTAAATTCATTCTCTACCCAGAAAAAAAGGACAAGAAGGTAAACCTCCTTGCCCAATTCTATTGAAATTTAACTAGAAGCTTTTTCTTTTCTAGCAGCTCCATCATAGTCTGCGCAAGTAAGACCACGTCTTGTCAACATAGTTTTTACGCCTCGTACGGTTTTGCCAATTTCGTCAGCGATTTCATCGACAGTCATGCCGCCAATTTCGCCATCAAGTTCAGACAAAGGATCGGCTTTAGTTGAGCCTTTAGTGATCTCTTGTCTAGGTATAGCGTTGATATCGCCAGACCTTAGCAAGCTAAGAGCTTTTCCTCTTATTGAATTTACAGTCTTGCCAAGTGCTTCTGCGATTTGCTCGACAAATGCACCATCATTTACCATAGTAGTAAATGTAGCTTCTTCTTCGGGAGAGTAAGTTCTGACTGATTGAGGTTTCTCAGCTGGTTTTACATGGGAAGTTAATTCCATAGAGAGAATTTTCCCTTGTATTGATTTAGCAGAAAAATGCCCACCTTCGAAAGATGATGCGATTTCTGCATAAGTGTACTGACCAGAATTGTCAGTAACGAATTGATGAAGAGTTGCTTCTTGTTCATCAGAAAAAGTTCTGTTAGAAACTGAAGATGCAAGTTCAACATCATAACCCATTTTTCTAAGCTTACTAGATACTGAACGAGTTGAAGTTTCGAGTTCTTCAGCTGCGTTAGCAACAGTTGCTTGAGAAATTGGGCTTTCAGAACCAACGAAGTCAGTTAGACTTGAGGTTCTTTCTTCTGTCCATTTAGGTAATGCCATGATATTTTCCTATTTTATTAAATCTTTAAGATTTGTGATTATTGTTATGCCCCTTTCTTGGGCTGTTCTTGTTTTTGCGGATTCAATACCGCTTTCGTTTACTAGAAAATTAACGTCTTTTGTTAAACTACTTTTCACAATGAAGCCCTTTGATTCTAATATATTTTTAGCGGCTGCTTTTGTGCTATAGCTTGAGAGTTTTCCTGATATACATACAATTCCTTTTATGTCTGAGACCTTTGTTTTCTTAACTTTAGTTTTATAACTAAAAGGTAAGCGATCATATCCATCAGTATATTCCTCTATTAACCAATCTAGCAAGTTATTTGTAGCTTTTGGACCTAACCCTGCTTCTTTACAAGTATCTTCATTAATGTCGTCTAAAGACTCAATTTCTTCACATATCTTTGTAGAAGCTGTTTTTCCTATTAACTTTATTGAAAAAGCGGGTAGTAAATCTACTAAATCAGTATTCTTACTTGACTCTATTTCTCTATAAAGTTTTACTGCCAGTTTCTCGGAGTTCAAAGCACCTATCATTAATTCGAGAGGCAATTGAAATAAATCAAATATTGACGTGATCTCCAATTTCTCTATTGTTCGGGGTCCGAGTCCCTTAATTTTGAGAGTTTTTGCAAAGTGCTCAACCATTTTATGTGTTCTACCTCCACAATTTGTGTAGATACAAAAAAGTTGATCTTTTTCCCACTCTAATATCGAGCCACAGGCTGGACAGTTAGCGGGGGGTAAAATTTGTTGCATAGCTTCTTTCATTTTTTTATATACATATATTATAACAAAAATCAGGTGCCATGTCAAGAACTATTTTTCGGAAAGTCCCGAAGAATGAGCGAATCAATTTTGAAACACTCTGTGTGACCTCCAAACTTGACTTTTGGCTCAAATTTTTCATGTTTATATTTTTCGTGTAGTGATTGTTCTATCTTCCACACATTATAAAGAGTATCGTGATAGGTTCTTTGAATACGAATCTCGTACCCTTTAAAACCACGACTACGCTTTATAATATGTCGATAATCTTTACCAGAAGCCATTCCAACCTTAATACATTCTCTTGCCCAAGACTTCTTATTTACTAGAATAACTCCATATAATACCCCATCTCTTTCTCTTTCTTCGGGGTAGTTATCGAAGTATGTTTGGTTATATATTCCGCCTGCCATTACTGATCGGAAAGCCAATTCCAAACAAATTCATTCATCCACTCTTGACCACTAACTCCCTCTAGTTCATCTCGTTCATCCCACATATCAAAATCTTCGGGTAGTTCATCTAGTTCCATAGCTTGCGCTAGCTCCCACTCTAAGTCACTATACTCTAATTCTTCGTAAGAGGTTTCTCCATCACTACCTGCCCAAGCAACTCCAACAAAACAATAAGCCTCGTCTTCATAAGTCATTCTTAAATCATCTTCGAAAAACTTAGCCATATGTACTAACATTTCTACTGGAGGTGACCAAGCAGAATGCCCTGTTAGAAAATACTCATCTCCATCTTCAAGATGACACCACTTTGCACCAACATTATCTACGTGCCAATCCCAAGAGTTCTTTGGCCAACCATATTCATCAACCTCTACACCCTCTCGTGCTTTCGCCATAAAGGGTTGACTAAACACATCTGATATTTCTTCCATCTCAAAAGGTCCTGAGCCCCAATCTCTGGTGACTTTCTCTCTTTTCAAATAATTCTCCATTGGATTATCTGAGGTTATATTAAAGTATACATGATTTGCCATTATTCGTAACTCCTACTATATTCATCTTCCATTTCATAAACTTCTATTTCTTTTTTACCTTTTATTCTTTTACCATGACAATGACAATCAAAAGGATTAGCTAATCTATCTTCTGTTTCACTATAATTTATAGTTATCTCTTGTCCTTCTTTAATATCATCTATTGCGTATAATACTGGATGTGCCTCGCTATATATTATACTTGTTAATGTGCCTTTCACACCTACAAAAGGCGGTACCATATGATAATCACCATTTAATGATCTAAGTGATAATACCAATCTAGTAGTTGGTTTGCAGTGGTGGTTTACATAGCCCCCTATTGGGTGATCCATGTGTTTCTCCCCTAGTTGTATAGAAGTTCTACTGGGTTGATCTATCCATGTACAGTTCTTTAATAGATTTACTACTACTGCTCCAGCAGGTATATCTGTGTCTGCAAAAAGACCATTTCCATACTCGTTTTTCTTTACTATATATAGTTCTTTCATGTTTATCCTATTAATGTGTTAATCATTCCTGTTAAAAGTATAAAACAGGCTACTGTGTTAAGAATCAGAATTGCCTTATCTTTCCACATAACTCCTATTGCTATCCAACCCGCACAACCTATAAAAGAAAGAACCATGTCTGCAAAAGGAAACTCTCCAGTAGACCTAAGAGACATTGCTAATAGTATGATTGCGGAAGACGCCCACTTTATATACCAATCCTTTGTTAGTTTAGGGGTTTTAAATTTTGTTTTAGTGTTCATGTAATTCTCCCTCTGCTAGTTCTTGTATATTTTCATCTTCTTCAAACATTTCTCTAAAAAGTTCTATACTAGGTATCATATTATCACTAGTGCAGAAGTCTCTTATATATATTTTATAAGCTCTGTGTAACTGTGCTTCTGTATAAAGTACAAGCATTACCATACTCTCCTAACTATTCGTGGTATAATTTCTCCACTTCTTATTACCTCTACTCTACAGCCTATTTCTAGTTGTAGGTTTTCAATATATTTCATATTATGTAAGGTTGCTTTACTAATCATAGCACCATCAATTTCTATAGGGTTTAGAATTCCTACTGGTGATACTACTCCTGATTTTCCTAGTTGCCACACTACATCAACTAAAGTGGTTTCTACTCCTTTTTGTATTCTTTTAAGAGCATAAGCTCCTCTAGGGTGATGTGAAGTGTGGCCCCTATCCTTATAGTCTAGCTGATTGTCTATGCGACATACCATTCCATCCGTTGGGTATTCATGATATTCTGAATCTAATATAGTTCTGAAGTTTGATTTCTTTAAGTTAGCCATCTCTTCTGTCCATAGTAATTCATTTTTTGGTTGAATATCATAGGCTATAAACTCAATCTCTCTTGTTATGAACTCATCATAGTCTTTTAGATTGAGAGCACCTGCTGCATAGTTCCTTGCATTTTTGATATGCTTTGGAGCCACTACTTCACCAGTTATTTGTGTAAATGGAATTGATTGGCGAAAGGGATCTGAGTGTACTTCAGAGAATACATACTCATTTGGTACTAAGCAAGACATATTACTTGTTATATCTATACCTTCTTTTCCATCTCCTCTTGTTAATGCTCTAATTAATCTACCCCTAAAATAAGTTAGAGATACTGCTGCACCATCAAGTTTAGGTGTCCATATTACTTTACCTTTATAATCTAATAAAGGATTTTTTTCTGCGTGTTCATTTTCAAACACTTTTTGTAGCGAATACATACGATGAAGATGTAGAATCCTGTTTTTTGTACTTGTATATCCTACCTCACGATAATCCGCTATTTCTGCTAGTGCTTCAAATTGTGTATCGGATAAAATAGGTTCACCCATATAATACGCCATAGACGCCTCTTTTAAGAAGTCGATTAACTCAGCGTGTGTGTTGAAATTCTTGCTCATCATATTATTTTTTTATAATAATATTATAACAAAAATTAGGGGGTGTGTCAAGAAATATTTTTAGGTAAGGTAAATTTCATCTAAAATATCTTTGAAGTGCGTTTCAAGGATTTGTTTTGCTTCGGCTAGGGAGAGAATCTCGACCAAGCCTTCAAACAATAGTTTGGAGTTTTGAAAATCTAAGGACATAGCTACTCCGTCCTTTGAGGGTTTAAAATCTCCCTCAAAGTCTAGGTAATACTTTCGGAGATGTAGATATTCTACACCCCTAAATTCATTGACAGTTAGCCGTACTTGTTGTGTTCCATCTTCGCTTTCTGATACCACTTTACTATAAACCTCTGGTGCTTCATGTATCTTCATTTTTTCCTCCGCAATATTGATTGTAGAGGAACTATGTGTGTTACATTAGCGGGTTTTAAAAGTCGATATGAGTCTGTGTCCCAACAAAACAATAAAACTGTGTCTCGTGACTCAGCAGCTCTATTCTTTTTACTCTGTATGTATTTATTATTAAAATCTAAAGTACATACATTATATTTTAACTTTTTAGAGTTTGTACTCCTATAAGTTATTACTGCATCGCCATATTCTTCGACTAAGTCTTTGAACTTCCATTTTTCCACTAAAATACTCCATTACTTTAAAGAAAACTCTCTCTTACCAGTAATGGTTGTATTTTTAATTTAGTGCATTTACAATGCCAGTAAGGTATACAGCAGCTTTTCCAGTCAGTTTAGATATAATACTATCGTCCACTTCTTGTCCAGCATCAGATATAGCTGCGCTTAATGCTTCTTGTGCATCAGCTTTGCTTACTCGTCCGCCACCTGTAGAACCAGAACTACTAGAACCAGAAGCTGGTGTCTTTTTAACATAAACACCTGCTCTTGTTAAAATCATTCTAACGCCATTTGGACTCTCGTTTAATCCGTCAGCTATGTCTTTAACAATTTCCATGCTAGTTTCTGGGGTAGGTTCTTCTGCAGTATACATTTCTACTGCTTGTGCTTTTTTCTCGTCATCCCAAGCCATTTTTCTTCTCCGTTTTGCGCCTTTGAAGCCAACACAAGTGCCGTACTTCTCTAGCTGTTGTTGATAAAATCTATCGCCCATATTTTTTCCAAATATTTACAATATTATACAATATTTATAAGGGCGATGTCAAGAACTATTTTTCGTTTGTTCTAGGTAATGTTAATTAAAAAGTGCAAAGCACGTTAATAAAAAACACCACCACAATAAGACCTATAGTATACCAGCTAGTCGTATCATCCCAACCCGCGTGTCTATAGCCTCCATATCTTGTTTTTCCAGTAATTTTCATTTTTTCTTTATAATTGCGGCTACATAAGCCATTACCCATCTTTCTCTATATTTATCTGAGAAAGCTAATTGTATTCCCACAAAAGGCAGTAAAAAATTTATACACACACTATAAACCAGAAAGTGTAAATACTTTCTCTGGGTCATTAAGTGATAAGGTGCTTGATCTTCTAAGTTATATTTTATATATTTCCATGTTCCCAACACGCTTGTGTACCATGTTGTAAACCATATAGTGGCAAAGACCTGCCAAAATGTTATGTTTTCCATAATAATCCTTCATAGTCTTGCCCTCTAAAATTTCTTATTTCCCTCTTGCTGTTCTATTGTATGCAGTAGTATAACTGCATAGTGTATGATCTTAAAAAGATCATATTCTTTATCTTTAAAATTAACGCCCTTTCTTCCAAAGCGTTGTGCATATTTAATAATATTACCAAGACAAAAGCCTTCAGCTAAGCCTTGGTCTGCTATAAATTCTGTTGCTTGTATTCTTCCTTGAGCATAGTGTGCATTATAAGTATTGTTAATATACTCCATAACTCTACCTATAGTTTGTTTTTCATTAAAAGTCCATTTAGGCTTATCTACTTGTCTATCCATTATAACCAACCAAATCCGTGTAAAGTATCCCAGAGAACATAAACAAAACAAATCCAAAAACCCTTCTTATAGAAATCAGCTCGTTCTTCTTCTTTATTTTTAGGTTTTTTCATTGTCTTAGTATTTTTTTGATTCACCGTTATATCTTCTATAAATTAATTCTGTCCTTATTTTCTGTATTTTTGTACTCATGGTACTTACAAAACAACAAGGTAATATTCCGTGAATAAGAATTGTAAATGCTAATGATAAAAAGTTAAAAGAATGTAATATGGCAAATTTTAAATGTTGCCAATATGTTTCATCTACTGAGTCTAGGTGTTCTTCTATCTCAGATAAATACTTTTTGACCACGCTCTTTCCGTTCTGTCCTGTTCTCGATATCTATTTTCTAGATACGTTAAATTCTTTTCTGTATAAGCCTCTGCATCTGCATAAGGTTCTATACCATGTGCCCACCTTTCTACACAATTTTCCTCAAACATAAACCGACAGAATTGCATAAATCTTTTGTCTGTTTTATAAATTTTCATATGAATATTATATCAAAAAACAACTGCTTTGTCAAGAACTATTTTTTGTTTCTTCAAGTCTGCCCCTAACCTAATAAACAAAGACACAACCACACTTTACTGTAGTTGTGTCTTACTTATTTGGAGTAGTTATTAGTATTAGCTAGGCAATATTGTTTTTTAGATAATTGTATACATCACCTACTGTATGGAGTTCTGTTGCTTTATCATCTGGTATCTCAATACCAAATTCATCTTCTAATGTTAGTACTAGTTCAACAGTATCTAAAGAGTCCGCACCTAAATCATCCATAAAGTTTGATTCTAGAGCTATATCTACTTCCTCTATTCCTAACTGTCTTGCTACTAATGTAAAAAGTCTTTTTTGCATTTTTTTATCCTTTACTATTAATTTTGTCTTTGGCTGTTCCAGCATATAAACCGAACCATGCTGCGCCTGCACCTACTATAATACTAATAA